TTGACAAGTGAAGAAAGTTTTCTCTTGTTTGTTTTATATTTTGTGGCCATTGTTACCCACTATGTTAAGAATAACTACTTGAAGTCGTATAAGATGTTCCCGCTTGTGAACTACCACTTACAATCGCATCTACTTCACCAGATATCGTTGAATTAGATGTATCAATAGATAATACTTGGTTTCGTACCGGTACAATGTCATTAGAACTTGGTATTGCAAAAACTCTAACTCTTGTGCTAGTTGCACCATCTACATTTGAAATACTTGTCAGGTGGGCGGATGTTAGAATTACTTCGCCAGTTGTATAATTAACTGTGCCAAAACTTGAGTCTGTATAAACTCTTGTTGTGCCACTTAGATAATAAGCTCTCAAATTACCAGCACCATCATCATCAAGGAAATGTTCATTTGCAGAACTGTCATCATTGATTTTGAATCCTGTTGAAGAAATGATGCCGCCGGCAGACTTATTGTGTTCACTATGTGGATTATATAATGCGTTATTAAAATTGAGGGTGTATTTTAATCCTGAATTTAGTGTCGGCGTAAAATACTTGTACATCTTAACTGTTGTGATATTACTTAGAATAGATGTATCAGCGTCATTAATTGCTTCAACTAATTTTGAGTATCTAAACATACCAGTAAAATCCTCTAGTGTGTTGGTGTTGTAAGTTGCAACTTTGCTAAGTACATTTGTTTGAAGTGTTGTTACATCCTTAGTTGTTTTGTCTGAATCATATTTGAAATTCACAACAACCGTAATGTAAGTTGTTTCGGGGTCTATAATTACAGGTGTTACTGAAGCAACAGCATATTTTTTAAGACTTGTTACAATGCTTTCTTTTGTTGCAACTGTTAAGTTTGAGCCAGATTTTGCTTTGATAGAGATATAAACTTTACCATAGTCAGGAGTTTCTGCATCTTCACCACCATAAACTTGAACTGCTTGTGCGTTTGCATATAAACTCTTAACTAGAACTTTATAATCTTCAGCTGTAACTGCTCTGTCTTGTGATGAATAATCTCTCGGTGCATTATATTTTATTGAACTGATTGATTCAAGTCCAGTTCCGCCAGTTGCATTACTATCTGTTGTAACTGTCGCACTTGAAAATCCACCAATTGTTCCTGACAGAGAAAAAGATGAAGCGCCATTCGGAGCATCTCTATTACAATTGATATAATCTAATATAACAATATTACCATCTGCAACTGCTTTGCCCAAAACACCATCACCGAAATATACTTCAAAACGACCGCCTTCAACTTCTTGTAAAAAGTAAACTTTAGATGTTGAGTCTAGTGCTGAAATACCTGTTGCAAGTGTATATGTGTTTGTTGTCGAGTCTGAAGAAGATTCCTGAACTTTAACAGTCAATGTAGTTGTATCGACACTATCGTTTGGTATAATGAATCGTTGGTCAATATCAGAAGTACTTACTGTGTATTTGTAGTTTAGATATGAGCCTTCATAAACTTTTAAATCATTGAACTGATAAACGCCATCTGTTGGAGTAATACTCACATCAGCGTTATTCACAAAACTATATGATTGTCCATCAACTGTTGTTGTGAATTTAGTTCCTCTTGACATTGTAAGTGAAGCGCCAGAAGCATTATTGACTAGAACATCAAGAACTGCTGTTGAAGATGTGCAACTTGTTGGAGTGTATCCAACTTGTTTCGCAAGAGATACAACACTAGAACGCAAGTCAGCACTATCAAGATACATTTCGTTTGCCAACATATTGGCATTATATGCTAAATAGTGTGTATTATATGCTAGTGTGTCAAGAAGTACAGACATACCCGAACCTTCAAAATTGTAGTCTGTAAATTCGCTTTGTTGTGATAAAAATGTTTTGAGGTTACTTTTGATACCGTCAAAATCTAATTCTGAAATTTCTAGTTTGGTTGCCATGTTATCTTAATCTCTCTAAAAAGGATTCTACTATTACTGGGTCTGGATGGTTCTGCACATAAAATGATATTTGAACAGAGTACCCATTTCTATCAATCATTGGTTGTGTATGTACTTGAACTAATCTACATCTAGGTTCATAATTATTAATTAAGTTTTCAATTTGTTTTGTAATCAAATGATTCATTTGAGGAGTCATCAACTCAAATAACATCGCTCTCAAATTAGAACCAATTTCGGGATGAAAAGGTTTTTCATAATGATTCGTATTAATTAAATTTCTTACACTTCTTTTTACTGCTTCAACATCTTTTATCTTTTGAATATCTTTCGTTGCAGTATTCTGTTCAAAGCCTAAATTTAAGTCTTTAAAAATCTTAGCACTTCTTGTGCTTTCATTAGTTTGTGTGGCGTCATATCTTGACATTTAGCAACCTCTCCGTTATGTTTATATTTATAACGATTTAACCAATGTTTACATTAGAAGAACCACCCGCTCTCGTATGAGCACAACTATCAGCATCACCGGTTCTATTAACAGCAGTTCCGCCTGCAAATACAGTTGAACTTCCGTTAGCAGTCGTGGCGCCTGAATGAAGTCCGTGTGTTGTAACTGAAGAACCGTTTACTGAAAGCAATTTACTGTTCGCATAGACAGTAGATTGAGGAACAGAACTAATTGTTCCGCCTCCAGTATTGGCGTCCGTCATTCGTTGAGCAGCTGCCATTATTTCTTAGCGGTTGTTTTCTTAGTAGTTGTTTTCTTTGGTGTTGCAGTTTTCACATTTGGTGGGTCATTTTCAACCACTTCTTCTGGATGTTTCACTATCGCAGGTTTAGTTACAGTCATACCTTCAGGAACAATAACAGCACCTGAATCAACCAATGTTTGTCTATTTTCTAGATGTTTCATTTGGTTCGCAGCTTTGTTGCCGCCAGAATATGCTACAGCGTGTCCTTCTCTCATCAACACATCAGCACAATGTTCACCATTCATTGTTCTGAAGTTCCCAAGAATACGACCAAACTTACCTTTCATGTTTTCGCCGTTTTTACTTACTTGTGTTTCTAAAATTGCATCTACCCCCAAAAGTGAAGTTAGTCTTTCTTTAGCCGCAAGACCAAATACCTTTTCAACTCTATCACTTGTTCTTGATTCTGGAGTATCAATTCCCATAATTCTTACTCGTTCATTGCGAAGCCAAACACCAAAACCCAAATCTAAATCAACATCAACAGTATCGCCATCAACCACTTTTAAAATTTTACATTTATACTCGTACATAGTTTTTTCCTTTAATAAAGATTGCTTTAAACTATTTATAATCGCTTGACAATTTTTCCTAAATAATGTATAATACTAACTATGAATGATGAGCGAGTATCTAAGACAAATATTGAAAATGATTTTGTAGCAATATTTGAAAAATATCCGAAATCCATAGAAAAGACGATTTTTATCTGTTTTGAGTTGATTTTAGAATGTTTTATCGTGATTTTGGGCGAAAAAAAGACGATAAGTCTATTGGAACGAGCAAAAAAGGCGGTAAAGACGAAAAATTACAGTCAAATTCCACCAAAACCCCGAAAAACACGCAAAAAGACATCAAAAGCCCCCAAAAAAGTGCGAAAAAGTGCAAAATTGAATTAAATTCAACCTAAGTTGAAAATTTTTCTTCCAAATAATTACACAAGGGCTAAAAAGTAGTGTATAATATGCTTATATTATGATGAAAAAGGGTAAAAAATGTTAAGAAGTCAAATAGTTACAGGATTAATACACAGATTAGTTCAACGCTCAGACTTATGTTGGTCTGAAGTTGTTGATGGACATCCTGAACGAGATACCATAACAGTTTCATTTTGGGGTGATGAGAGTAGGCGAGAAACTGAACGCTCTATATTGCAACAAAGTGGTATACGATTGAGTGAAGTTGAACGATTAAGGGAAGAAGGAGTTGTCTTAGATGTAATATTAGATGATTTCTGTGTCGGCGTTAGGTGTAGTTTAGACCGAGTTTGGTTATTTACAGACTGGACACGCAGCCAAATATTGAGATTTTAAAGGAGATTATGATGTTTAAACCAAGTATAAAAAATAAATTAATCGATATTGACTACGAAGATAAGAATGTCAAAATCGCACACTATTACAACAAGAAATGTGAACGAGGATATCCTATGCATAACGGACTTACTTATGTTTATGTTTTTGATGGTTATGAAGATAAGTGGGTAGTCCACGGCGTTCTTGAGTTTGAGTTTGAATCAAGTGCTTGGTGGTTATATTCAAAATTCTACGGCACTCATTCTTTCGATTCATATGAATCTATCGCAAAATGGTGGGCTGAAAATCGTTTTCTTCCACCTAGAAAATTTGTTTCTAAAAAAGATAAAGAACGAATGGAAATGGATTCTTTAATCAATTCTCATATCTGCGAAATGTCGGAAGGTATGTTATCACTATCACACACAGGAGTTTAATTATGAAAAAAGTGAAAACAACAATTTATGCAGATTACAATAAATTTGATATAGCTCTATTAGAGAGTTTTCGTAGTCCTAGTTCACACGAAAGTATGTTCAAGGGAATACCTATGGTATTATATCGTAAGGTAACTCGATTGTTGCCTATGAAAGATAGGCGAATTAAATTTAGGGGTAAAAGCAAACCTGGTTATACTAGACCACAATCTCACACGATTAAAGAATTTGCTGATACTTTTGCAGTATATTACGACAACGACACAATTTTAAACCTAGGGAGACCATAATGAAAACTGAAATCAAAGCACTAGTTGGCAAAATTAAGGAAGACTATGTTAGGTTCGCTACTGCTAATGGCGAAAAAGAACTTACTGGTTGGCACGCCGAACAAGTACACAATTTTGAAAAAAACATTACTATTACAGATGGTAGGAAATATATCAAAATTGTAAGAGATAATTGTGTTTGGGGTTTTATTGTTAAAGAAAACTTTAAACATCTTATAAAGGGCGATATTTTAAAAGCTGCAGGATTTAATGCACCGACTTTAAATCGAGCAAGGGGCAACATATTTGCTCTTGATAATTTAAATGTTAGATGGACGGGGGCCAATTACTTAAAATGAAAAACTGGATAATTATTATATTACTTATTATTAACGCAATTATTTGGAGTAATCTATGACATCACTAGTAGAAGATTCGGTATTAACACCGGAAGAAAATTTTATTGTAGCAATTATTGCTCAAGCAATTGAAGATACTACCTATACAGGCACAGTTAAAGATAAAATCAAATTTAAAATGGATGCGATTAATTGGATTTGTCTTCCAGACCCCGAATTTGTAAATTACTGTAAAATGGTGGGAATGGATCCTGAACCTATACAACAGAAAATAATCAATAATATTGATATGTCGTATACACAAAAACAAAAACTTGAAATCAAAAATAAGGGAATATCTTTATGAGTGAAGAATCTTTAAGAGAAAAAGCAATGAAGGCTAATGTGGCAAGAACTGAAATTAGTGGTAAGTATAATACTAAATGGACGCCTAATGCTATTGAAAAATTCTCAACAACAACACCCCCAAAAAGGACCGCAAACGATTATATGAGAGAATCGCAAAAAGAAAGAATCCGAACACACGAAAAAAAGAATTATAAATTTTCAGAAGCAGAGATTCTGTTTGATATCAAATCATATATTGATGATACCTATTCTTCACACTATGCTCAAGAACCCAAACAAGCAACAGAACTAATTATTGAAAACGGACACGGCGAAGGATTCTGTATAGGCAATATTATAAAATACGCCCAACGCTATGGTAAAAAAGAGGGGCATAATAAAAATGACCTATTGAAGGTTATTCATTATGCAATTATTCAACTATCACAGGACCACTACAAATGATAATACTAGCATATGCAATTGTTACTTTTGCTCTTATAGGACTATTAAGTAATTTCTTCTTTATTTTCTTTGAAGAAGCGAACAACGAACTAAACAAGGAGTATAAAGATGAATAAACCAAATACCGAACCATTTGCAAAATTCAAAGTTGGCGATAAAATAAGAGGCAGAGATGCTCTTGGTATCGTTGATAGTCAACCAGGCATTGTTCGTGCAATTCATACATCTTATCCGACAGCAGATGATTATGAAGATTTAACTAATCCAGGAATTGTTTATGAAGTGCAATTTATGAAAGGTAGTTTTCTTCTAAAAGATTATCAAATGGACTTACTTGGCAAACAACAACTGTTTAATTTTATGTATGACTTTTCTCATATAGCCAAAATGAGAGAAGAACAAGAATTTGTGGAACCACTAGAATGAACAACGGGTATTATGCAGTAGTATTGAATAAGAAAAGTTGTGAATATGTACAACAAGATGCAACAATGGATGTTGTAAATGGAGACCATATTACAATTGCATATAAACCAGATAATAAAACCTTTAATAAGTTAAATAAATTTATTGGTAAAAAAGTTTACGCTTCCTTTAATGAGTTAAGAGCAAATGAAAGTATAGAAGCGTTTTGGGTTAAAGATATGTTTTTAACCGAAACATCAAAAAGATTTAAAAGAGTTGACCCAGGCTCACCACACATTACAATATCACACAAAAAAGGTATGAAGTCTGGTGAATCAAATAGTATGTTTACAAATCCTACTCTCAAGAGAAATGAATTTGGATATGTAGAAGGAACATTTAATTGGATTCCTTTTAATGAACAAAAATAAACTGTGGCGAAAAACTAATTGGACTTATAACGATTGGTTGTTGAAATATAAAGGCAAGTCAGTATATGATGTAACTTTACCAGAACACAAAAAATGGTCTGAAGAATTTAAAAAATGGAAGAAGGGAAATATAGAATGAAAAAATATTATTAGAAACGCTTGACAAAAATTTAGCGATACTGTATAATATAAATATTAATAAGAATTTAATATCATTAATGCCGGATATTAAAGGTTGTAAGATAGGCAGAAACTCTTAAAAACAGTTTCAAATAATAACTAACAATAATAACTAAAACAAGGAGACCTATAATGGCTACCAATACAAGCAACATCCTCGTTGATATCTTATCAAACGAGCTCATAGAAAAAGATGGCAAGAAAAGATTTACACAAGCTCATCTTGACAAATCAATCGAACTAATCAATACAAAAGCATATCCAGAATATTTTGGTAATGAGATTATTGATGGTTTACTTCTTTCTGACAACCCGTTTCAACTAATTGATGAAAGTTTTATAGATTGGGACGGCAAAAAACTCGGCAATATGACACAAAATTCCAGAGTTGGTGGAAAGAATCCAAAAATCAAAGAAATTAAGAATGATATATCTACTTATGGATATAAGTTAAGAAATATACCTATTCTGGTTTTAGATAATGGTAATGGATTATATACACCAATAAACGGAAGAACAAGACACGAAATACTGAAAGGTTATGGTTTTGATAATTTTATTTGTATTGTTTATGTCGCCGATAATACAAAAACCCCATTAGAAATTAAAGATACACTATCTAAAATGGGACTTAAAACTAACGCTGAAAATGACCCTGCTGGTAATTTGATGCTTGAAGATGTCTACAGCGAAGGCATTTATGCAATTGATAATGGATTTATCAATCTAACCGGCGATACTGATGTTGATTATCATATGGTCTTGGATAGAGTTAATGAAGTTTGTGGCAAAGGTATTTTTACTTTAGATAAACGAACTGCTGTTACAACAAGGATTGTAAACGAATTTGCTACTAGCGGAAGGGTTTATTCATATAGCGTTAAAGGTCAACCTGACGAATGGATTAAGAAATCTAAATTCAAGAACATTGAAGCCGTTTATGATAAGTCAGGCAATCTGATAAAGCGAGGTATAATTTACAATGTGGTTGCTGCTTCAACTCTTGAAAAGTCTATGGTAAATTCTGTTACAATGGCTTGCAACAATCGTGATTGTGATGTGAGGGTAATTATCCATACAGGAACTTTAACAGGATATGTTGCTTCTCATACTTATGTTTCAAGAATCTGGAATTTCCGAAAAGATTGGGCAGCATTACTACAAAACTTAAGCTTTGGTTTTTTCCACAACGCAAATCATTCTAAATCTCCAGTTTCACTATATGGTGCTTTACCAGCAGTAGAGAAACTGGGTGATATGAAATATCTGAAAAGATTTGTTCCTTATTCTTCTTCTTCATTAGAAGATTTGATTGAGAATGAAAACTTTGATGATGGTTTAGAAGAAGTATAATACAAAACGCTTGACAAGCTAAAGTGGTTTGTGTATAATACTGATTATGAATAAATAATATACACAACACAAAAACCAAGCCTAGATAGCGACTAGGTAGTCCTCGGTAAGACTATAAATGAGTTAAATGCTAAGGGTAATTAATAAG